CTGCAATCTTGGAAGTGGGGTATAGATTCTCATAAATTGAACTTCCCGCCGGGGGCGAGATGATAGTGTCTTACTACTCAGAAGAGCCTGCGGCCATACCATGGATCCCCAGACCCTACATGAAAAAGGCGGTGGCCTTCATGGTCGGACAGGGGTCTGCGGGTCTGTTTCTTGACCCTGGTCTTGGCAAGACCAGCATCACCCTGGCAGCTCTCAAAATCCTAAAGAAACAGGGGTTCATGAAAGCTGCTTTGATCATTGCGCCTTTGCGGGTGGCATATTCTGTGTGGCCTGCAGAAGTGGAAAAATGGGCTGACTTTAATGAACTGAAAGTGGTGGTGCTGCATGGCCCCAAGAAAGAGCAAGCGCTCAAAGAAAAAGCTGACATCTACGTTATCAATCCAGAAGGTCTTGACTGGCTTCTGCAAGCTGGTCGTCTTAAGAGCCTCGGTTGCGACGTTCTTATCATCGATGAGTCGTCTAAGTTTAAGCATACGGGGACACGAAGATTTAAATCGCTCAAACCAATTCTTAAGACCTTTCGTCGTAGATACATCCTCACAGGGACCCCTGCTCCGAATGGCCTGCTTGATCTATTTGGGCAGATCTACATACTTGATCTCGGTAGGTCATTTGGCCCCTACATCACGCAATTTAAGCGTGAATTCTTCGACTCAATGGGATTCGGCGGCTACACCTTCGTCCCCAAAGCGGACACGCAAGAAAGAATTCAAGAACTAATCCGACCCTTGGTTCTTCGGCTAGACGCCGAGGAACTTCTGAAGGATTTACCTGAAATCGTGTATAACAACATCTATGTAGACCTACCTCCGCAGGCGCGTAAAGTCTACTTAGAGATGGAAGAAGAAATGATCACGCGTCTAGAAACTATGGAGGTGGTCACAGCACTGAGCGCCGCCGCCGCAAGTTTGAAGTGTCGTCAGGTCGCCAATGGGGGAATATTTCTTCAGCTAGAAGATACTCCGGCAGTTAACTCAGAACGCTGGCGCAACATCCACACAGAAAAAATCATGGCTCTTCAAGATCTTGCCGACGAACTTAATGGCCAGCCATTGTTCGTGGCCTACGATTTTGAACACGACAGGGAACGAATCCGCAAGCACTTCCCAGAAGCCGTGATCGCTTCTGATTACAGCGCCAAGAATTTTGTGAACATTGAAAAGGCATGGAATAGGGGTGAAATAAAGATGCTCGCAGGCCACCCGGCTTCCCTGGGGCACGGCCTTAATCTGCAAGGTTCTGGGCAGCATGTCGTATGGCATAGCATGACCTGGGACTTAGAACTTTATGACCAATTCATCCGGCGCGTGCGCAGGTCTGGAAACAAACACACGCAGGTCTTCGTTCATCATATTCTGGCCAGGGGCACGATAGATATTGTTATACTCCGTGCACTTCGCCGAAAAGACAACGTCCAGTCACGGCTACTTGACGCATTAAAGGAAATAAAGTCGTTGCGCACAAAAAGAATGCAGTAATTTCCTCTTGCCACTTGCGCGAATGGCTGCGATGCGTTATTCTATTTGGTGCTGGCTTTTCTGAACAGGCAACGCATGAATCACGAATTCAGCGACTACCGGCTTATGTGTGACGCAGGGATGCACTTTGTCCTATTCGTCCAGGAAAAGAAGCAGGAAACGACGTTCATCGTCAAAGAAAAGAAAAAAGTTGACGTGGAGAAAATGTCCACGGAAAAGTTCAACGATCTTTACACACTGGAACACCCCGAGTATTCTTTGGTGGACTTCGCCAATAGGACGCTTGGCCTCCAGAAATACGGGGTGCTCATCACCCCTCGGGCGCGTCTATATCTGACCGCCATTTTGGAAAACAAGGAGTTCTTCATGGCGAAACCCACCGCCCCCGTTTCTACCAAGGCTGCTCCGCTGCCTGAACCGAAGAAGGCCGTCCCCACGCCGCGCAACGCTCCTGCTGAACCCAAGGCCGCCAAGGAACCCAAGGCCGAAGGCGACGAAGGGTCGCGCGTTCGTCGTGAGAAGCTGGACAGCGGCCTGAAGATCAAGGTCATTGGCCAGAACACTGCCCGCGTCGGAACCGTCCGCCACGCCATCGTGGAAAACATCCTCAAGGCCCGCACGGTCGCAGAAGCCCTGGACACGGAAGTTCCCCGCAAGGATGGCACGGCGTATAAGATCGGGACTCCCGACCTTTACTTTGCGCTGGATAACAAGCTGATCGAGCTCTACTAGGTCGGCGCCTGGGGAATACAACTAGGACCCGGCTATTCCGTAGTCGGGTCCTAGCTTTATGGAGCGCTCCGTGAAAAGTTCAGCCTTTAGTTTCAATGCCCCCACGCCAGATGGTTCTCTGGCAAATGCAAGAACAGCAACATTCCTTTCAGAAACGCTTGATGTCCCCTTGATCTGTGATGCCTCCATTAAGGAGCACACGGATCTTGATGTTTTATTCCTCGTAGCGGGGGTGTTCCTTTACTGCCGCTGCTTGGAGGACATCGCGCCTGCTATCATCAACGCCAAGCATGTCGTGTGGGTTCAGAACGACTACACCATCATGCCTCCGAAGGCTATTGGCGACGCGGAATCTCCCTTCCGTAAAGCGTTCAGAATTCGCCACATGGAGGGCCGCCCTCCTACAGACTTCTGGACTACTATGCGTGAATACGCGGGGTTGACTCCTACAGGGGCCTACCTTAATTGGAACTCAATGGCCTATGATCCTATGGATGACAAAGAATTCGAGGAATCCTGGGAACGACGCCGCAAGCTAGAACCCTCGGTGCTCTACTTCGGTGCCGATAGGACCGGACGTCAGGAATACTTTGACCGGTATTTCATTGACCAAGAAGCGTCCATGACCATTAGTTCATTCAGCAAGTCTATGACTCGCTACAATGGTTGTGCAGATGTGATTCGCATGTTTCCTCGTTCTGTGTTTAACGAATGTATGCGTGAATTTCAGCTTGGGCTCTACCTGGAGGACAAGAAGAGCCACAAAATCTTCACCAGCCCCGCCACGCGGTTCTACGAAATGCTGGGGAACGGTCTCGGCATGGCATTCCAACCAGAATCCGCGCCCATGCTCCTTAACGCGGGCTTCGACGTTGGGCCATACATTGCATTACCAGACCAGCTTAACAGAGCACTCGGAAGGGCCGAAGAAACGGCCAGAGAACAGCGTGCCCTGTGGGGTGGCACTAACTACCCCGAGCGGCTTAAAATGGCCGTCCGTAACGAATACATTCGGCTCCAGGAGGCCATAGATGCGGGTAAATGATATCTTCTACTGGATCTACGAACGCCACCAGATCTATCTGAAACGTGCGGCCAGTATGAACCGCCCATGGACAGACGACAAAATTCTGCAAAGCTACAGGTTCTGCAACGTCTACAGAGAACTTGATAGCGTAACTCTGTGGATTTCTAGAAACTGGCGCGGACCGTTCGCTAAGGAACAAGACCTTTGGTTCGCCATGGTCATCGCGCGACTTATCAACTGGCCCGACACACTCAAGGCTATGGGGTTCCCGCGTGGCCTTGACTTTGATCAGTTCGTGGGAACGGTGCATCGCATTCAGAACAGGGGCGATAAGGCTTATAGCTCGGCCTACATCGTCAGCACAAACGGCAATTCTCAGGATAAGGCTGAGTATTTGTTTGAAAAAGTGCTGACGCCCCTGTGGGCGAAGCGCGATGGTATTCGCCCCGTGAAGGGTGACGCGCTTATGAATTTCTACGGTCGACTCTGCACCAACATCGGGCTGGGCACATTCATGGCCGCACAAGTCGTGGCTGATATGAAATACGTGGCCCCGCTTACAGGGGCCTCTGACTGGTTGTCATTCGCAGCGCCGGGTCCTGGTAGCAAGCGGGGTTTGAACCGCGTCTGCGACAAGCCCATCGACGCCCCCTGGGGGAGCAAGTGGCACGGCACACTTCTGGAACTAAAATCCCAGATTGATCCACTTATTGTCGAGCATGAGATGCCTACGCTCCATGCACAGGATCTTCAGAACTGTCTGTGCGAATTCGACAAGTATGAACGTGTGCGCCTTGGAGAAGGCAGGCCGCGTTCTTCATTCAGAGGTGTGTAGTGAAAAACAAACGCGACATCCCATTCATCACCTATTTTCCAACCAGTGCGTTCCCCATATACTTCGGCGTTACTACTGACGAAGTGGCGTTCAACAAAGAATTGAAACGCTTAGGGGTGGAGGAAGAAGTCAAGTTCGCTAAGTTCGCACACGGCGGCTGCACGCACTTCATTTCAAAAGTTGGCGAATCTCTGACCATCATCGTGACCATTTCTGTTGACGATAACGCATCCACACCTCGACTGGTCGGATTGGCGGCCCACGAAGCTTCGCACGTCTGGGATCGTATCAATGAAGAAATGGGCTGTGCGGCCCCTGGTGGGGAGCATAGTGCCTACGGGCTCCAGTGGATCACGCAGTGTATTTCTCGTGAAATTTGGGAGGGGTGATGGAGATTCGCTGTAATACAGTCGGTGACGGGCTGGCCCAGGGTTTGTCCTACATTCTTCACCATGGAGTGGAAGAATCATCGCGAAACGGGCCGGTGCTCGCGGCACCCGAACCCGTTCTTATTACATACAGGTATCCGAAAAACCGCGTGCTGTTCAGCCCCCTGCGTGACGCCAATCCATTCTTTCACTTCATGGAAGCGATGTGGATGCTGGCGGGCCACTGTGACCTTGACTGGCCACGCCACTTCAATTCGCGCTTTGTAGAATTCAGTGACGATGGGGTGAACCTTAATGGAGCCTACGGTTATCGTTGGCGCACGTATTTCCAACGTGACCAATTAGAAGACGCCATCAGAGAACTTACGACTTCTCCCTATTCGCGCCGTGTAGTCATTGGGATGTGGGATGCACGGCGCGATCTCAATAGCGAGAGCAAAGACATCCCATGCAATACTCACATCTATGTAGATACCCGCGACGGAAATGTGAACATGACGGTATGCAATCGCAGTAACGATGTCCTCTGGGGCACGTTCGGTGCTAACGCCGTTCACATGAGTTTTCTGCAGGAATACATCGCCTGCAGACTGTGCAAGCCTATCGGTGTATACCGACAATTCACAAATAATCTTCATCTATATACTGATGTCCTTCCAAGAGAACGTGCCATGCACATGGTCCTGGATCTTAAGAATAGTGAGGGATACAGCGAAGAAAACTTTTGGGTGTCGTATCCACTTCTAAGAACTCGCCCAGATTTCTGGCGTGAAGATCTTGAAAAATTCCTGCGCTTCGCAGATCCTACCATGGATTTTGTGGATCCGTTCTTTACAAAAATCGCAGCACCCATGCTCATGGCATGGCAGTATCGTCATGACGAGCTTGGTCTCACTGCCGCCAATCTGATTGCTGCCCCTGATTGGCGAAGGGCTTGCTGCGAATGGATTGAACGTCGGAGGAAAAATGCTAAGTCGTCTTGAAGCTGAAAAGATGCTTGAGTTTGTGCGCCTTGGTTCGCTTACCAAGCGGTATCACACCAAGCATGTAATTCATGAAAACACAGTTGGGCATCACAGCTTCGGTGTAGCTATCATCATCTACATGCTGTGCCCTACAGCTTCTGTGAATTTGATCATGGCGGGGCTGGTCCATGATCTCGCGGAACATATCACGGGGGACATGTCTTCACCAACGAAGCGCATGTATCCTGAAATGGCGGCCTTGCTGCACAAATTGGAATCTCAATTCTTGAACGATGCAAACCTGGGGTTCCATGAAACACTTAGCAAAGAAGAACTCCGCGTTCTAGACATGGCGGACAAGATTGACGGTATGCTCTATTGCATAGGCGAACTTAGTCTGGGTAACATGTCAATAGTCCCTATTTTCAATCGCTACGCTTCTTACGTAGAAGAACTTAAACCAACGGAACAAGAATACGCAATCTACGCCGGAGCACGCTGCTTATGGAGCCAGTATGAAGCCAAATGAAATGCAGGTCGCAGGAAATCACTACGCGTCTGAGTATCAGCACTGGGACTTCGTAGCAGACGCCCTGGGGGGTCTGTATCTTGAAGGGCAGATAACGAAATACATCTGCCGCTGGCGTAAAAAGAACGGTATCCAGGATTTAGAAAAGGCGCTGCACTTTACTCATAAGCTAGTAGAGACTGCTACCCACGGACTGCAGTCTTTGGGGGCATTCAACGACGTAGAAGGAGTGGATGTCCGCGGGCTGTGGGGAAGGTTCGTGGCGGCCAACGAACTTGCCTACCCTGAAAGCCAGTTCATTCTCAGCGTTGCCACATGGAAGACAAAGGAAGATGTGGAACATCTTGCTGCGGCACTGGAGAGATATATCAAGTTTGCCGCCCCCGGCGCAGATGCATCAAAATATCGGCCTGTATAAGCAATTCTATTTAACAAGCGGCCCCTACAGCATACCCGCCGCGCCGGGTATCTGCAGGGGCCTAGACGTGTAGGGAGGAGCAGCCCTACGCGCCCTTCTTAACCAGCATGTAAGCGGATCCGGTGACTACCCGCTGCGCTGTGGTTACTTTGAACCGCACAACGTAGTTCACGCCGTGCGTTCCTCCAGATATTTTTTGCCGCATGATGGGGGCGCTGGATGTGTCCACAGACCCGACGACCATGGCCGTCGTATCTTCGGCTGCAAGGTCTGCACGGAATACGTCTACAACGCAGTCAGTGGAAGTCTCGCCCCCAAGGGCCACAGTGAAGTCCATAGAACAGACTACTGTTTCCAAAGGATCTTTAGGATCGTATAGTTCGGTCATTGTAGAACTCCTGTAAAAAATCTGGCGATTACGACCACTGAGACATTCTTTGTATTGCTGGCAGAGAAATTCCTCTTCACAGCCTGTGCCGCATAGACTTTGACAGCAGCAATTCCAGTATAAGTTCTTGGAACTACGATCGCAAGATATTTAGGATTTGTGATTAGTGTGACAGAACTTCCGATGACAGCGCCGCCGCCAGTAATCACACCACCGTAGGAAGTGAATAAGAACGTGCCGTAAGTTGACGCGGCGCCAGAACTCTGAATACCGCCAGCGCTCGCTAACACATATACGACTAAGCGCCCCGCGACGCCCCCCGTAATGACCCCACCAGTCGGAACACTCGTGCGCAGAATACCGAACGCAGCCACGCCACCAGAACTTATTCCTCCAGAGGGATAAACATTTAGACTAAACGTCGCAGAGCCAGTTCCTCCAGAAGACACGCCGCCGGAGGGTGTGGCAGTGAGATTTTGTGCCGCAGAAGAAGAATAGCCCGCTGATCCACCAGATGCAACTCCGCCAGTAGGTGTTCCGCGAAGCGCCATGTTGCTGACAGAAGATCCCGACGAAGATAGACCACCCAGACCCAATACTGCCGGAGAGTGGACTGCCATTCCACTAGAACTTACACCGCCGCTAGGATATATAGTCTGCGCCACAGCGATTGTGGCGGAACTTCCAGTGGATATACCTCCAACTACGGCATACGTGTAGACTACATTGGCCAGCGAAGTGCCGCCAGTGGCCACGCCGCCAGATGGATTGGCTGTAATATTCTGCACGGCACCAGAGGAAGAATATGATGCGGATCCTCCCGAGGATACACCACCTGCGGGGGCAGCGACAAGCGCCATGGTTCCTTGGCCAGAACCGCTCGTGGTTACGCCACCAGACGGGGTCGGCACAAGGTTCATACCTTCTATTGCAGAGTTCCCAGTAGTGGTTCCTCCTGATGGAATTGCGATGACGTCTTTGGTAGCTAGACCCAATCCACCCGTGGCCACGCCGCCTGTCGCAGTCAGACTTACGCCTTCCAGAGACGTGCCGCCAGTCGCAACCCCACCCGTGGGGGAGCCCAGCAGAGCCATGGAGAACGGGGCGCTAGATCCACTTACAAGGCCACCAGACGGCGCGGTAGCTAGGGCCAGGGCCACAATGGCGGCACTGGCCAGGGCCGCGCCACCAGCGGTCTGAATGGCCTGCGACACAGTGCGTAGGGCGGCCCCCGCTGCGCTAACCCCGCCGTTCGGCGTTGCTACGACGGCGACGTTGAATGGTGCTGTATCCCCAGAAGTTACGCCGCCAGTTCCGGTATAGGAAAGATTCAGTGCCCCGCCACCTAGAACAGAAGAGAACGGCGCGGTCCCACCAGTCTTTACGTAGGAATTTTCAGATACTGCCGATCCATCTGTTAAAATCCAGGGAGTGGCGTAGGGGTTGAAGTCTGTCTGCGGCATCGCTACTTGGATAAGCTCCCCAAGTGTCGAAGAATTCATGTATACTTGGAAGAAGTTGGTGCCGGTGACTGTGGGTGTATCAGTCGCTTCATAGCGGACCCAAACATCCTTAGGTTGCGCATTGAGTGTCGTTGCCAGCGCCAATGTCATTTCTGTATCAGTATCTGAATAGTGAACCATCAAGGTATTGGCTGTCGCTCCAGTTGGAACGCGGACATACACGCTCACAGTTTCTGCAACACCCGCATACCTATAAGGATTAGTGAATAGACTGAACGCTGGGAAATTAGCGATATTCGTGCTAAATTCTATATACTGAACCCCTGTGGGTAGCGACCCATCGTTGGCACGGAGTATAGCACCCTGGATCGTAGTGCCATTAGGGGCCGCCCCAGGTGTTCCAGAAAATTTGGCGTAAGGATAGCTGTTTGTGTGAATATCTATAGCAGGAGTTGAGTTCTTTGATACGGCGGCAGTTCCAGCACTGGTGACGCCCCCAGTCCCAGTGAAGCTATCGGACCGTATAAATGTGATGTTTGTGCTGACTTCAAACCACGGATTATTCGCTGTAGTTACACCCTCGGTGATAGCAAGATCCGTGGCGCTAGCAGAACCAAAATTCAGAGAAGCAGTCACAGACGTTCCGGCTGTAGAACAGCCAGCACCAAATTCAACTACGAGTCTATCACCCGCTACAGTCGTATAACCCGTCGTAAGAGCGACGGCATTTCCAGCGTCCTTGGTGGTGAGCGCAGTGGCCCATTCAGTAGTCGTAGGACCGTAGAAGCTTAGCGGCTTCAACGTGGCGCGGAGGGTGTTACCGTCCTGAGAAACAACCTTGATACAGATATAGAGTCTGTCAACGTTGTCGTTGGCGGCAGACTCCATAACTCTAACAACGCTTGAGAATGTATTCGCAGTGGTAAATACGATGCCCGCCGCCATGGGGTCGGAAATAAACTGTTCCGCAAGGGCGAATGTGCCTGCGGTGACGGCACTATTCGCCCAACAAGTAGAACTCGTGAACGCGGAAGAATCTTTCGTGGGAGACATAGTTAACCGACTGCCGTCGGCTGTCCTCGTCCACGCGGCGTATCCAGGTGTTACTGGAGACGCCGCTGTGGAAGAAAGATAGAACCGCGTGGCCACGAACTCCGCCTACGCCAGTGTGATCTTTGGCGTGATGGTAAGAGAATCTCCGCTATTGAACGTCTGACCCGTGGTGGCGTAGATGCGTTCTGCCCAATAGATATTTCCAGACGTGGCACCCACGATGAAATATCCTACGATCGAACCCGTGCCTGTGAAATTGAAGGTCTGCGCTGTGGCGAACTGTTTGTAGGACGGATTTCCGTTGACTGACGCGGACCAACCTGCTCGCGTCAGGGATTTGGCCGCATACCCAGAGATAGCGCACTCTGTGAAGCTGGCCGCCGTAGAACCGTTGACAGGGTCGTAGTTATTTGTGTAGAGTTTGAGCGTGGTTGCCTCGGGCGTGGTATCTCCGAGCATGCAATCCAGCATTTCCATCTGTCCGACTGCAGGGGCGATAAGGGGTCATGGCACTCTCCTTAGATTATCGGCGTTTACCGATGCGGTAGCCGATGTAGGTGAAGGTGGGAACTAGGACTACTATCTTGATATTATTCTTGAAGGTTTTTGCCGCGAGCTCTTTCTTCGTATAACCCAGCTCCTTCTGAGAAGCATCGAACGCTTTTTTAGAAATATCGGTGACTGTCGCGCTCCTGGCAAGCTCTTCATTTTTCAATGAAATAGTATCCTGGAGACCCTGCACTGCTTCAACGCTTTTGCCGATAACAACTTCGTCATCCGCAATACGCATTTCCAACCCAGGCACTCTGAGCGCTTGTCCGTGCCAAGTCAAAATAAGCTGCCCCTGGGGCAGTGTCAGATTGGGCGGGGTGCCTAACCCTACCCCCACAAGCAGCCCATTCTGTGCCAGTGCAGATGCAACGGCGGGGGCATCAACCGGCACGGGGGCAGGCTGGGGTGGCATAGGTGCTCGCTTATTGCGGGCAGCCAGAAGTGTGCTGTAGTCTTCTACGATCTTTGTGGAACGCTGTTCAGCCATGGTGGCTCTGTTCTTAGCCTGTTTCAATTCTGCTTCTGAACTGATTAACATGCCGCGGAGCATGGCTACTTCGTTGGCCTTGCTATCAGAAAAGCGTTTGTAGACATCGCTCGCCACGGTAAGAATCAGCAACGTAACAGCGATGACTACCGCAAACTCCAGAATCCAGGCCAACCACTTCTTAGAATTCAGCCAGTCAGTAATCGGCATACCTTACTCCTTTAGTTTAGAGGCACCATACGTCACAAGACCGTTAACGATCAGCGCGATGGCCACGGCCTTCCATAAGTCGGAGATACCCCATTTGATCAGCGAATACCAAAGCATGGCCACCATGTTTATCACAATGAGCGTTTGATTTAAACGCGAACTTGAACTGCTCGGATCTGCAGAGAAGGTAGCGGACAGTTTTGCTGGAAGCTGTTCCACCAACCCTAGCTTCAGGCGTTCCAGAACTCCCCGCACAAACGAAACAATGGCTTGCCACATCAATCCTCCCAATAAGTAGAAAGTTCCTTGACGTAGTTCAAGAAAGACTCCAATCCATTGCGCCCCCCGTTCACACACCGGCGAACTTGAATGAAATTACCCGTGTCAGCAATGTGCTGAATGTGATGAATCTTAAAAAACCACGCAAAGATTCTAGCAGCATTTTCAGGATCAAGAGCAGCGTCAGGATCTTCTACAAGATCTACACCGATGTAGCTGCCAGCTTTTTCATAATTGTCTTTGCCAGTGAGCTGAATGAATCCACGCCCAGCATAAAGAGCTCCATCACCGTCCAGCCCTGGTGTATTCCCCAGATCAATTCTGGCGTCGTAAGCCCTGTTCAAATACGCATCACTCCCAAGCTCGTGTATGGGTAGAAACGTTTGATTCTTTCCATGTAATGACACGCCGGTTTCTACAGCTACGGTGGCCGCCGCTGCGATGATAGCGTTTTTTGAAACTATGCCCTCGGCTTCTAAGGCCGCTACGATGAGAGGCCACGCTACAGAAACATTTTCAAGGGGAGCATGACAGGCGTAGGCTACGTTATCAACTGATAGCATGGTTTCTCCTACTTATGATGACGACCGTAGTCCTTTTCATGCGCTTCAAAATTGTTTCTAAGTCGAACGACTTCTTCGTTGGTAGTCCCAGTCCGGGCCACTACAGCAGAAAGTGTTTCTCCTAGAACACCTACTTTGTCAGTAAGTTTGTCTAGTTTGTTACCGAACCACACGAACACAGCGGCCACGAGAAACGCGAGAATCCTGTCTATCCAATCATTTAGGGAAGGGCGCTTGGTGTCGACCACCGCAGTATCCTTTCTGTAGGGTAGGGTGAGTGGAAACACGGCACCGCCGCGAGGAACTAAGTTAAGTATGGTATGTCCAGGAGATCATGCAAGAATTCTTATATACTGCAAGAAACAGAATCTAAGTAGGTTGTAACAGAATTGGTGCCTGCGGTCGCTGCGTTTGCTGTGGCTGTCATGGCGACTCTGACAGAGAATTCTCCGCCGCCAGCCAAATAAGAAGATACATTTGCGGTCCTATTCGACCAGGTAACGGTAGAAATCTGAGCTGTGAGTGTCTGACTCCAAGAATCTATAAGAGTTTCCACGCCCGTAGCATGATTGAATAGATAGAGACTGGCACTCGCAGTTCCACCATCACCAGAGACATTACTACCCGTGGTTCCAACAGACCAATTCAATGAAAGTTGCTGACTAGACGGTGGACAGTTAAATGTCTGCACTAAGTCATCTGTTTTAGTGATATTTCCGCTGCTCGTCGTAGCCGAGGCGACAATGGCAGCAGATCCCGTTCCCGCAGACTGTGATTGCGCAGAAATGCCCAGCACGCCTACACCATTTACCCAGATCCACGGATTAACTCTTTTGTAAAAATTCCCGTTATTAATGCGATTAAATGCCGTCATAGCGCGGGTGTTGACAGTCGCTACTCTATATCCGCCGAAGTTGGCAGAGCCGCCTAGCTCCATCTGACAGGTGGCGTCGCTGGTCCCGTCTATATAGGTGCAGGTGAATGGGAACGCACTGACCTTGAATCCGACCGGGGCGTTACCCGTAGATCCCGGAACATAGAGGCCGGTCCCCGATGAATCACCACCTGAGCGGATGACTCCGAATATGCCGAGATCTGCTTCTAGCATCCCAGCACTAATCTTTCTACAAGCGAATATTTCATCAAAATAGCAGGAATATCCATTGGGAGCGTTGCTTCGCAGTTCTATACTAAAAAAAGAAGTCCCCGCCGGGACGACTACAGAACCCTGCATAAACTGCCACCCACCTGTTCCCGTAGAAGTGCAGAGATTGGCAGCGTCTATGGTGGTCCCACTGGCATCTAGATAGCGCGCCATGATCGCCGTAGTGCCACCAGAATTAACAACCGTCCAACAGGAGGCGTATAAATGATCTCCTGGATTACACGGTATGTTTGGAGTAACTTGAATCCCAGCCCAATATCCGACGCCCGCAAAATATCTACTTTTAGTGCCTGTGTGCGCTAGTCCACTAGAAATTCCGTTCGCTTCGTAGCCAGTGGGATTAGCAAATTCACTATTACCATTTTTTACTAGATTATTTGAAGATCTTGATAGAGAATCTGCGTAGGCAGCGGCATTGTTAATTGTGTCGCCGATAACTTTCTGAAGTCCTGCACGTGCAGATGATATAGAAGACCACCATCCACGCAGATAGTTTATGATTTCCACAGCCGATCCAAAAGAAACACCGTCCGGCCATGTAGTGGCCCATCCTGATGGAGCGCCAGCGTTGATCAAATTAGTGCTGAGCGCGGCCACAGCACTATCGTAGGTCGTGGAACTCACGCCGAGAGCAGATGCCTGCGCATCCAATTGGGTCTTGATCAGCTGTTCCGCATCCCAGTCTCTCCTCAATTGGATCTTATCTTGGTTGCTGAGATAGTATACGGAATTTATTTGATCTCCAGTCACCTGCGCATTATCGCTATCAGTAACATCCCACCATCTAAACCCCTGCACTTCCCAATATCCTACAGTCCCTGTGTAATTGCCCAGCCATTCAGGTTTTACGAATTTAACTCCTGACTGAAAATCTGTGCCAGACCATATGTGCTCATAAAGAACCCAGCCTGTGTGCGCAGGAACTCCGCTAGGATAATATGGTGATCTTCCACCATTCACACCACACGGCGTTCCTAGATTATCTGAAAATTGACGCAGATTAAAATACAAAATACCGTTCGTGCCGCTGGCTGCTCTTGCCCAAAAATGGGTCTTATATTTTCTTGTAGCATCGACTGGATGATACATACCGTCATCAAAAAAAGCTGCGGTGGACATCCTTACGGCCACAGAGCCTTCTTTTCCATCAACCAGTGTTACAACAGAATGGCCATTTAGATTAGACCATAATTCTATAGGTCTGGACAAAGATCCACTTATTTGTGAGCCGTCTGCTAATACGATCGCAGTAGACGCATTACTGGCAGCCGCCGCCACATCAACCTGTTTTCCAACTACGACAGTATCAGGGTCTATAACAGCACCA